CCTGCGTCACGTCCTCGCCCGTCACGGTCTTCACGACCTTCGGGCCGGTGAGGAACATGTTCGAGGTCTCCTTCTTCATAATGATGAAGTCGGTCAGCGCGGGCGAATAGACCGCACCGCCTGCGCAGGGGCCGAAGATGGCCGAAATCTGCGGAATGACGCCCGACGACATCACGTTGCGCTGGAAGATGTTGGCGTAACCGGCCAGGGCGTTGACGCCCTCCTGGATACGCGCGCCGCCCGAGTCGTTCATGCCGATGCAGGGCGCGCCGTTGCGCATGGCCATGTCCATCACCTTGCAGATCTTGTCGGACATCGACAGCGACAGCGAACCGGCCGTCACGGTGAAATCCTGTGCGAAGACATAGACCAAACGTCCGTCGATCGTGCCGTAACCCGTCACCACGCCGTCGCCGAAGGTGTGCTTGCGATCCATGCCGAAATCGTAGCAGCGGTGGGTCACAAACATATCGAACTCCTCGAACGAACCTTCGTCGAGGAGCATCTGAATACGCTCGCGGGCCGTGTACTTGCCCTTATCGTGCTGTTTGTCGATCGCCTTCTGGCCGCCGCCGAGACGCGCGGTTTCGCGGTTCTCGATCAGTTTGTTGATCTTTTCCTGTATCTGGCTCATAATCCTATTTGTTTTTGTTTTCGCAAAGCTCCGTCAGAATGCCCTGGGTCGATTTCGGGTGCAGGAAGGCGATGGTCATGCCCTCGGCGCCCTTGCGGGGGGTCTTGTCGATCAGACGGATGCCCTTGGCCTCCGCGTCGGCGAGCTGCTCCTCGATGTTTTCGCAGGCCAGCGCCATGTGGTGAATGCCGACGCCGCGGTTCTCGATGTACTTTGCGATCGTCGAATCCTCCGAAGTCGGCTCCAGCAATTCGATCTTGGTCTGCCCCAGCATGAAGAACGCCGTGCGGACCTTCTGGTCGGCGACCTCCTCGATGGCATAGCACTTCAGACCCAATACGTTCTCCCAGTAGGGAATCGCCTCGTCGAGACTCTTCACGGCAACGCCAAGATGCTCGATATGAGAAACTTTCATAGCAAAATTTAAATTTAAGTTAGTGGATATTCGTATGTTGTTTCGTTCGTTGTTATTTTGCGAACACAAAGATAGACGAATCTTTCAGAACCGCCAAAATTCGGAGTACTTTTTTTGGCAATAACTTCGGGTTCGGAATTCGCAGGAAATGTCCGGAAAGGCGATTCGTTCCGGCGGAGCCTCCGGCGGCCTGCGGTTCGAAAGCCGGGGTTACAGCGACGTGTAAATCTGCATCAGCCGTTCCGCCACGGCGTATTCGGAGAACAGTTCGGCGCGGCGGCGTTCGCGCTCCTGCATCGTGCGGCGCCACGACACGTCTTCCAACGCGTTTTCGAGCGCCGCGAGAACCTCGCCCCGCGCCTCCGGACGCACATAGGCGGCGGCCTCTCCGGCGGCTTCGCGGTTGACCTGCGTGTCGCTCAAGACCATCGGCAAACCCGCCCGCAGGGCCTCGACCACGGGGACGACCGACGCCTCGGCATCGGCGTCGGGCAGATAGGCGAAGACCCGCGCCAGACGGAACAGCGCCGGAAGGTCCGAAGGGGTCAGTTCGTAGATGAAATCCACCCGTGCGGCGATGCGGCGGGCGCGGGCGTAGCCCAGCCGCCGGGCGCACATGGCAGCCGTGCCGCTGGCCAGCAGGTCGCCGGTTTTGGCGTCCCACACGGTGTACCAAAAGGCATTGTTGACAAGGTCAGGCATGGCTTTCAGCCTCCATGAGCTGCAGTACACTGTCCAAGTCCTCAAGTACAAGGACATAGACCTCAATTCGTGCTTCGAGCTTATAAAGCTCAGACGCCCAGCGGGTCGTTGTCATGGCATTGCTGTCTTGCTGGCAGAGCTGCCCGTACTTCTGCTGCAGGCTTTCGACATACTCTTTGGCGGTCACGGTCACCCCACCTTCTTCCGGCCCTTCACGGTGTTCTGGGGCTCCTTGTGGACCTTCTTGCGGGCCCGCTCTTCGGCGTCCTGGGCGGCAAAGCCCAAGCGCATGAAAAAGACAGCTGCCAGCACCAGCACCAGTGCGGTGACGAACTCGCCGTCCGAGACGGGCTGGCCCAGCTGGGCCCCGCCCTCAATGCCCATGGCGTACAGCAGGCCTGCGCCCAGACAGGCGGCTGCCAGCACCTGCAAAACGGTGGATTTGATTCTCATGCCTCTTCTACCTCCCAAGGACAGTCTGCGGTGGGTGTGCAGTCGTCCAGCGACCAGCCTACGACGGGGTGCCACTCACCGTCCGCGAAAATCTGCAGGCCGGTGTGGTGCTCGTCCCGCGTGCGTCCGCCCAGCTGGTAGTGGCCGGATGCCGGGCTCCCGTCCCAACGGAACCATTTGTTCCAAAACAGCGGTGCAATGTACGGCAGGCCGATGGGGGCCTGCGCCCGCTCTCTGGCGGGGATGATGGTGGTTGTCATGATGTCCTCCTTACTTGTAGCTGCGCTTCTGGACGCTGGTGCGGCCATAGCGCATGAAGTAGATAAAGCCCAGACGCGGGATGCGGATGGTGCTGCCGTACAGGATCACCGGGAAGCCCAGGGCTCCGGCGTCGATCTGCGCTTGGCTGCGGATGGACTGCACGCTGCAGCCCAGGAACTGCGCCACCTGCTCGGCGGTCAGGGTCTGCTGGGGGTAGGTCTCCAGCTCGTCCAGCGTGGCGGGGAACGGGGTCTTTTCCATAGATCATTCCTCCTTCTTGTCCGGCAGGGCGATCTCCATCGCCGTCTGCATGATCTCGTCAAAGCCCGGCAGGCCAAAGGCTACGATGCTCAGCTGGTCAATGCGGCTGTTCAGCTCGCCCTGCGCCTGCTGCACAAGGTTCTCCGCTCTGCGCAGCCGGTCGCAGGCACCGCCGTACAGGGACTTCCACTTTTGGAAGTGTTCCTTGAAATCGTCCCGGTCTTTGATGAAGTCGTCACGCATGGCCGTGACGTTGGCCAGGGCGGCCTTGGCTTCGCTCACGGCCTGAATGGCGGCGTTCAGCCGGGTGTTGGTGGCTTCCAGCTGCTCGATGTGCTGCTTGGCCTGGAAGCTCTCGTATGCGCCGGTCTTGTGGATGGCGGGCAGCACCTTGCTGGTGACCCAGTGCTTGAAGGCCTTGGCCTTGGGCATCTTGCTGCTCAAAATCAGGCTGTACAGGCCGCTCTCGTTGATGAGGGCGGTCTTAGTGGCACCGGAGAGGGTGTCGTGTTTCACGATCCCAGCGCTTGCAGAGGGCACATCCCTTTTTTGGGTATCTGCCCCTTGCGGCAGAACCTCAAGTCGTTTGTCCTCGTCGTCAACGTGCTTGAGAATGGCGTTGCTGGGATTCTTGTACCCCAGTGCAATGGCAACGTCCTTGCCGACCAGCCAGGGCGTGCCGTTGATCTCCACGGTGCGCACCTGCCCGAACTCGGGGTTTGAGAATGTGGTTAAGTCGTTCATGTGGGTTTGACCTCCTTGTGGGTGGCTCCCTTCTGCGGTAGAATAGAGGGGCAGAAGGAAGGTGGAAATAATGGAACCTACGGCAAATGCGGGAATGTCTGTTTCAGACTGGTCATCGTTGGTAGCGATGGTTGTAGCAATCTGTGCATTGTTTTCTCCGGCTTTAACAGCCTTCTTCAACAATCAACATCAGCTTGAAATGAAAAAATTGGAGTATGAACATCAGGAACGCGAAGCACAGCAAAAGCGAGAATGCGAAATATATGAAGGTTATATTCGAGCTGCCGGTGCTGCGATTCAATATCAGACCAAAGAAAGCATTCAAACCTTTGGAGAGCATTCGGCTCTTGCAATGTACTATGTACCAGAAGAATTACGCGCTGATATGGTTTTGTTGGAAAAGCTCGCGCAACGTAGAGAAAGCTATGATGATTTGCTTGTAAGAAAAGTGGAATTGCTGAATAGAATCATTGTTAAAATGCGAGAGCTACGAGGAGCACAGTCGTCAACGCACCAACAATGATGGAGTAGATGGGATACCACGTCATGAGATCCGGCACGAGTTTCTTTGTGAGCAGATTGCACAAGACGATGACAGCCCAGAGTATCGGAATCAGCTTTAGCGTAAACACTGTGGACAATCCTCCTTATTCAGATTTATCCGAATTATGATATGGTAGCTCGACATTCTGCACCACCAGCTACTCTCTGCCGTCACGCCAGTCCGGTTGACCAACTCTTCCACAAGCTGCGAAGTCGGTACATCTTTCAGCGCCCAGCGTTCCTCTTCCACAGGTTCGCTGGGCTTTTTGTTGTTGTCCATCTTCTTCACCTCCTTGTGTGCACCTCGCTCCTGCGATACAATAAAAACAGGAAGGAGGTGGTAATCATGAATCGCGTTGTGGTAACGCACAAAGATGATGCACAGCGGTACATAAAAAGCGGTTGGACGCTTGAGAGTGAACATGAAGTGATTCTGCCGGGAATCAACAAACAGTACACGGAATGTACGCTGTACTGGAAACAGTCGGGCGAACCGGCTGCACCGGATGGGCCGGAAGTGGAGCTAAAGACAAAGGATGTCACACCCAGCCCAAAACGTAGACGATAGAGCCGTCTGCCGCAATCTTTGCATCAAAAGCTATCCAGTTGCCGCTGGATAGCTTTTTTGCTACCTCGTTGCAGTCAGCGGTTTTGTAAATCCCCCGCACGGCACGTTCTGCGTCATTTCGGGGCGGTCGCTCCATGAGCGAGAGCGTCACGGGGTACGCAGGAATATCCGAAAGTTCCTTCATCTTCTTCACCTCCTTTGGAATGAACTTGCGAAAACTAAAGTTTTGCGGCAAAAAAATAAGCGGGGATTTCTGCGTCAGGGATTGCGAGGACACGGCATAAATCACGGATTTCGGTCTGAGTGAAGTCCGTGTGACCACGCAACTTTTTGTTTAAAGTTGTAGGAGAAATGCCGATTTTCTGCGCAACATCGCTCTGCGTCATACCTCTGGCGCGGATGCGGCCAAGCAGATTTAAGTAATCCATTTGTATCACCTCCTTGCCAATACTATACAACTTGCGATTTCTAAAGTCAATACGTTTTCTAAAGATTTTTGAAAAATATCTTGCGTTTTCTATAAAATAGCGCTATACTGTGAATAAGACATGACGGAGGTACGTTCAAATGAAAAAGAGCGATTTCGCAAGTCGGCTATCACAGGCTCTCGAGGCACGAGGGATGAAGGCCGCAGACCTCTCCAAGAAAACGAAGGTAGCAGAAGGCACTATAAGTTGTTATATAAATGGACGCTATGAGGCAAAGCAAAACCGTGTGCAGGTCTTTGCTGAGGCGTTGGACGTGAATCCGGCATGGCTCATGGGCTATGATGTACCAATGGAAGCGGAGCGCTCCCAGCCCGCCCCCGCACCCCGTCCCATCCCGAAGGGGTTTGAGCCGATGCCCAAGATGAAGAAGATCCCGCTGGTGGGCTCGATTGCCTGCGGCACGCCCATCCTGGCCCAGCAGAACATTGAAAAAATCGTGGACGTGCCGGAGAACATCCGGTGCGATTTCTCCCTCACCTGCCACGGCGACAGCATGGAGGGTGCCGGCATCCATGACCGGGACGTGGTGTATATCCGCATCCAGCCCGAGGTGGAAAACGGCGAGATCGCCGCGGTGCGCATCGGCGAGGAAGCCACCCTCAAGCGGGTGTACTACCAGAACGGCACCCTGACCCTGATGCCCGCAAACGCCGCCTATGCGCCCACGGTCTACACCCGCCCGGCCA